TTTTCATTTAAAGGTTTAACTATCTTATTCATAAAGGCACTTTCTACATCGCCTGCTCTTGCTCCAAGATTGACTAGAGCTTTTGTTGATGCATCAGCTTGTGTACCGTCAGCTTTCTTGCCCGCGGCTGCTGATTTAGCATCTTCTTCCATTTGTTTTTGCACTTTAGCACGGTCTTCGTCAGTTTTCATGACGATGTTCATTTTAGTTGCAGTAGCTTCTAAGTTGCGTTGGTATTCAATGTTGGCGCCCATGCTGTCACGCATGACTTTGCCTACTGTGCCGCCTTGTTCTCCTAGAGATGCATACATCAACTTGGTATCGTTTTGCATGTCTTTATCAAATGCTCTACGACCTTCAGCAGCAGCAACGTTAGCTTGACGTTCTCTTTCTTTAGAATCCATTGTTTTATCAGCGGATACTTGTGCTTGCTTCATTGTAGCAGCGGCTTGTTCTTGATTTATACTTGCTTGTGCTGCTGCTTCTTTACTTTTAATAGTTCCTGTCGAAAATACATCTTTGAAAACTGCTTCTTGTCCACGCAGTTGGGCATCACGAAGTTGATTACGTGCATTTTTCTCAAACTCCATAGCTTCGTCTGCACTCATCCCAATAGTTTTTCTACGGATAGCAGCTTCAAACGCCATGTCTTGTTGATTCTTACGCTGTTGCTCCATTTGAGCTTCTCGACTCTTACCAGTTAGCTTGGCCATTAGATCCATTTCTGTACCTAATGCCATTGCGTTTTCAATTAGTTTCTTATCTTTTTCGTCCCCGTCTTTCATTTTAGCACGAGTAGATACGCTCTGTATCATTAGAAGTTCGTTAAGGTCCTTGTTAGTAAGGCCCATTTGACGCAGTTGATCAGTGTTTGGTGCATAATCATCAAACATTCGCTTGCTCAATCTAGCAAATTCTTCTCCACCTCGAGTAACATTTCCACCAAATCCAGACAAGTTTGCAGCGTTTTCTTTAATAACGCCTGCAAATTCACCTAACGGCATGCGTGTTCCAGCAGCCGCCGCTGTCATTCCTACAATGTCATTGCTAAATCCTGCGCCAACTTTACTTAGATCTCTCCAAGTGTTAAGACCTATTTCAATACCGGGAGCTACTTTGTTATACGCTGCTGTGACTTTATTAGCGGCATCAGCAGAGTCTTTCATCATGGAATTAAACGTAGTAGCTGCTTCTTTTGAAGGTGTTGTATCTGCCTTTCCGCCACCCCCTCCACCAGAGCCACCCCCTCCGCCACCCCCGCCACGGATGGCGCTGGCAATTTCTTTGCCTAGTGCTTTAACGTCTCCGTCAGTAAAATTTCGTTCTGCCATTATTTTTCCAGGTGAAATCTGCGTATATAAATACGGTTAATATATTTATCGGAACTAATCATGAGCCAGCCAAATCCATTACAAAAGTTTTTTAGACAGCCAAAAGTCTATGTTTCGTTGCCTAGCAAGGGTTTATACTATGAACCTGGTTCGTTAATCGGCGATTATAACAATGTTCCCGTGTTTGCTATGAGCGGCATGGACGAAATCATTATGAAAACTCCAGACGCATTATTTACTGGAGAAGCTACTGCTAAAGTAATTGAAAGTTGCTGTCCATATATTAAAAATGCAAAAACAATGCCTAGTATTGATATTGATGCACTGTTAATTGCTATACGTATTGCTACCTTTGGCGAAAAAATGACTGTTACACAGACTTGTCAAAAATGTGAATCAGAAAATGAATATGAGATTGAGTTAGGTAAACTGTTAGATCACTTTAATAATTTAAAATTTGTTAATGCAATTGCCGTTTCTGATACGTTAACTATTAGAATACGTCCGTTACAGTATGAAGAAATGAGTTATTTTAGTATTGAGAACTTTAAATTACAAAAGACATTGTTTCAAACTGCCGATTTAACTGATGACAATAGACAACAACAAGTAGATCAAATTTATAAAGATTTATCGGAGTTGCAATTGCAATTGTTTTTAACTGCAATCGAAAGCGTTCAAGTTGAAGGTATACTAGTAACTGAAAAAGTGCATATCGAAGAATGGTTGCGCAACACTGAGCGAGATACTTATAAATTAATTAAGAACAAATTAGAAGAAAACAAAGAAGCTTGGGGTATGCCGCCGCAGCCTGTTCTATGCTCTAGTTGCAGTGCTGAAAACTCTATTACTATCACATTGGACCAAGCAAATTTTTTCGTATGAAGCTCTTACGTCTCTCAAACTCTGAGATTGAGGGATTTGTTAAGGGCTTAGAATTCGAAATAAAAAGTATAAAAGACGAGATATTTCGCATAAGTTGGTATATGCGAGGTGGTGTTAGTAGCGAATTACTGTTTCATACATACTCGTATGAAGATCGCACAATTATAAACGAAATAATTAAAGAAAATATCGAAGCCACTAAGAAAAGCGGCATTAACTTAATTTAACCTGCATAGTTTAGATTTCTAAACAAGTCAGTTGGATAAGTTAATTTTGGATTCTTAGGGATACTATCTAAAGGATTAGGCTGTCCTTTATTCATTTGCTTTTCAATTTCCCATTTGACTTTATTGTGTACCCAGAACGGTCTATCAGATCGTAAGTAACCGTCGGCAGTAGTAGCTGGTACGCCGTCAATAGTTTTTATATTTGCATCTATTTCTTTTTCTGCTTCTGCATCTGGTTTAATTTTTGTACCTAAACCTGTATCAGAAGGTTTCTTAATGTTAGTTCCAAACTTTTCGTTAATAAACTCAACTGCAATATCAGCTAACTTCATAAGAGCATCAACCGCATCGGCGGCAACTTTGCCAGTTCCGCCGAGAATAAGCACTACAAAAACATTCTTCATAAACTCTTTACCAGAGTCAGTAGTTTCTAACCAAATTAAAAACGGTGCTCGTGCAATTTCTATTTTAGATATAATCCAGCCTGCGCCTACAATAGTTGATCCTATTAGCGGACCAAATACAGGAAGTGCTTTAAATAATGTTCCAAACACTTGCACTACTTTTCCAAATATTCCTGCAGACGTTAAACATCCAGCAACTGCTTTACCTAATAGGTCCGAACGCATGTTCTCTGCTTCGTTTAGTGCTGTTTCGTAATCTTTGCCAGCAAATTTATTAGTTGACGGCACTTGAGTCTTTGATTTAATTGCATTATTATACTCAGTCCACTCTGCTTCAAGTTTTAATATCTCAGTCCAGTACTCATAGACAAAGTATGTTATACCTAGCGCACTTAATATAGACATGAAAGCACTGCCAAATGACTTAACTTTGGACATTGCTTCTGCAGATACCTTTAGCTTGTCAGCATTTTTTGCCACATCTTTAGCTACTTCAACACCTTTCTTTGCTTTTCCAGCATCCTTAGCTACTTCAGCACCTGCTTTAGTTCCGGTAATAGCATCTTTAGCCCATTTAGCCCCTTTAGCTATACCCGTAGCTGCCCCTTTAGCAATGTCAGCTATCCCTTCATTAGCACGATCTTCAGTAACAATTTCATATATTTTCATAGTAGTGTATTTATTAATGATGTACTTGCGTACATCAGTTCTTCGCTTTTCAGCTCGAACTATTTTTCTTTTATTAATTGCTGCGAAGCAGTTTAAATATTATCTAGATTGTTCAGTCACACTTTGCCCTTGCGGGCAAAGAAATAAAATTCAACATTATCTGAGTTGCACATTTATCACTTAGCGTTACAGCATTACAGAGGCGGTCATCCGGTACCTCGAGCTGTGTCTTTATATGACGGCGGCCTACATGCATACGCTAACATACATGCAAACGTGGGGCTTATTTCCCCTCTTTTTGCCTTTATTTCCTTAAAACAATCAAACCGCGGCAGCTTTGCGATCCTGGTCCTGTAAAGGATACTGATTGAGTGCTCTTAACGGCAAGAGTCTACGGATCCCTGCGACACTGAGTCCAGGTTTCTACTGTTCGGCACACGAAATTAGCCTGTGCGAGCTTTAACCGTTTAGTTGTTTGCCTTTGATATGACTTCCGTGTACACGAACAGCAATGTGTCCGTTGTAGTAGTCGTCACTTTCGAGAACACGTCTTGTAAATTGTTCTCTTGCCTCGATGTATGAACATTCAGCCTTTGATGTGCAGTAGTAAAGTATTTCTCTTTTGAAATTCTCTGCGCCTAGAGTTTCTATATCTTTTGTTAGATGGTCGCTTGAGCCATAGTATTCACGCCAGTCAGAATCAATTTTAGAACGAATCTTCTTTTTCTTCTTGTTGCCGTTTTTGAGTTTTACTGTTTTATAAGTTGTTTTAGAGAATTTTGCTAATTTCTTGCCTATATATTTGCGACCAGTTATGTTATTAGTGATGCAATAAACAAAGCCAATACACTCTTCGGGTAAAGCTTCGATTAAAGTTCCTTGATAATACCATGACATGCACTTAGTTAGTGCCGCTGTCGCCTTGTGCCTGTTGTTTTTGAGCGAGCTGTTCTTTTAACTTTGCTTCTCTATATTTTGGTGATTTAATTTTTGGAAACGTTCTGCGAGTTTCTAGAATATCTATTCTAAGTTCTCTAGAAAGTCGTCTAATTTCTAATAAGTTTGCCCTAGTTCTCATGCCTGCTGCGTGAGTCTGATTCATAGCCCAGTCTTGATAATTTTCAAAATACTTTCGAAACTCTTTCATTAACTGATCATGCAGACTCTCGCTCATTTATTCTGTAACCTCAATATCGTTTGCATAGCTGGTAAAGCCGTTTTCCTTAACAACTTTAAGTACATTATTAACACGACCAATCAATTCATCTTTGTGTGAGATTAAGAAAATGTTCTTCTTACGTTCACGTGCCATCTTCTTAAGTACACCTAACGCATTTTCTACACCGTTTGCATCTAATCCGTTGTCGATAAGCTCGTCAACAAACAATAAGTTAATGCTTTGATACAGACTTTCCCACACATCACGGAACGCCCAGCTTAATCCTAAGATTAAACGATTGCGTTCGCCACGAGACAAGTTATCAAAATCTAGATCCTGTCCTAACTGTGTAATCTCAACGTTTAAGTCGTTTAAGAAACTAACTTGATGCGGTAATCCCATCTTGTCAAGATAGTACGTAAGCCTGTTATTCAAATAGGCAAGGTTCTGATCTATGATCTTTTTACGGATAAAACTATCTTTGTTTGTTAGTAATTTTAACAAGAACTCTTGATGATCCTTCATACTATTCAACAAATTAACATTATCCCATGAGATATCTTGCATAGCAGTATGCTTAAGATCATCAATTTGTTCTTGATAAGGATCAGTTTCTGTATGTCTCCTAGTCAATGCTTCTTCTAGACTTGTTAGATTGTTTTGATGCTTTAATGCTTCTTCGACAGTGTCGTAGTAAGTCTGCGGTCTGCCGTTGATATCACCTATAGTCTCTAACTCTTGAAGCACAGTTGCATAGCTATCACTAATACTTTCTAAATATGCAACAGCATCTGCTAAGTTCTTTTCAGCACCGGTAGTCATTTCTTCGTGCTTGTGGCTATGTAACCCTTGCTCACACGCAGGACAAGTTTTATTTTTTAACTGCTCTACTTCTTTAGTATATTTTGCTACAGTCTTGTCAGCTTGTATAACAGCAGTTTCTAGTGTGGCCTTTTCTTTGTTAAGGCTTTTAATCTTAGCCGCATGTTCGTCATATTGTTTTAACTTAGCATGTTGCACAAGCTCTTTTTCAATATCAACACTTTGCAGTTCTGCAATGCTCTGTTCAATTTTTGCACAGTCTGTCTTCTGTTGAGCATACCAGGCTGATTGCCTAGTTTCTAAACCAGTAATACTTACTTGTATTTTTTCGTTAGACTTTTTAGCAGCTTCAATATCTGCTGTTTCTTGAAAGATATTTTCTTTAGTCTGTCTAATCTGTTCTTTAAGCGTGTCTGCTTTCTCTGATAACAGAGTAATGCCCAACAACTGCTCAATGATCTCACGTTGCTCATTAGCTTTCAAGCTGAGAAACGGTTCTGTATAGGTGTTAAGAGCTACAATGTGTTTAAACATATCGTGACTCATTCCTAACAACTCGTCAATATCCTTTTGCGTTTCACGCATGTCACCCTGACTATCATCAGTAGACTCTGCACTCTGCTCTTGATTGTTAACATAGAACTTCATGATTGTAGGTTTACGCCCACGCTCGATCTTATATTTGTTACCGTCTTTTTCAAACGTTAAGGTAACTAACATGTTCCTGTTGTTTATCTTATTAATCAGATTGTCTTTTTTAATGTTAGTTAGTGCAGTGCCGAATAATGCAAAACTTAGTGCATTAACAATGGTAGTTTTACCAGTTCCGTTTCTCGAGCCGCTGTCATCCCCGCCTTGATCTAAGTTTTCACCTAACACAAGGGTTAATTGCTCTCGACCAAAATCTACTGCCTGAGTTTGATTGCCCACACTCATAAAGTTTTTTACTGTTAAATCTTTAATTTTTATCATAAGCTGTTATAAATCTCCAACAGTACTTTTTTGTCAAATGTATCACTTTCAATATTAATCAATTGATTGCTGACAATTTGATCTACACTTTCAAACGCTTGAATGTCAATGTCTGTGTTGATTTCAATTTCTTTCTTTTCTGGAATTAGCGTAAGTTCACGTATGGTATAGTCTGCCATAAACTTCTCTTTAATAAAGCTAGCTTCTTCATAACTAATATCAATATCGAGACTGACACGTAGATGCTGATTAGGTTTAATAATAGTATCGGCATTGTCAATTAGTTCGCTTAATTTAACTGTGCGGAATGTAGGCTGCATAGGCCAAGTATGATATTCAGGCTCACCGTCCCACTCTAAGATCATCATGCCACGATCGTCATCCCAATTATCTGCATAGTTATGCGGAAATGCATTTCCAATATAGATCATATTACGCTGTCTCTGACGCTTGTGAAAGTGTCCACTAAATCCCATTTCGTAACCTTTAAAGCTGTCGAGATTAATTTCACCGTGATCTGGCATCTGTATCATTGCGTTCATGAAAAAGCTAGGCAATTCAAAGTGACCAAAGATATATTTTCCGCCTTTTTTGCCTACTGATCGCCATTCGTCTCCTACAAGCCACGGACATAAGGTAACGTCGCCAATAGTAGTGGGTTCGTGAACTACAGTAATTCCAGGAATATACTTGCCAAACTCTACTGAATGAATATCACGCTTATCCTTATAATAAAGATCGTGATTACCTGGAAAAAAGAAAAACTGATCAAAAGCCTGTCCAAGTTTCTCCAGTGCTCGAAGTGAGTAGTCCATAGTAGTAATGTTAAGACTATTGCGGTTGTGATGCCAATCGCCCATAAAAATACCTGTGTCACATCCTTGCTCCTTGGCTTTAGCAATATACCAATCTACAAAATCTTCGCAGTCTTGGTTGTGTACTTGACTATTTGACTTCAATCCAAAATGAATGTCAGTAAAGCAGGCTACTCGTTTAAAAAGGTTACTCAATATAGTATCTCCGTTGCACTATTATAGTTGTTTTAAGGCTACAGGTCAATCAGTTGTTTCGTCGAAACGCTTAACAGCGGCAGCATGTTCTCCAGAACCAGTTCTAGAATAGCTCGGGTTCATGCCATTAATTTCTAACAAGTCATCACGGATGTTTTGATTACGTTTTTCTAAGTTAATAATCCTAACAAAGCTGTTAGTAACTGCGGCAGTAAAATAAGCAAATGGATTATCTGACTTTGATTCGTCAAATTGTAGGCCAATCTGTGTTAGCTGTAGAATAGCCTGCCCACGCATCTCATCGTTGTAAGTGTAGCCACGAACATTACCACGGGTAGCATAGCGTTCGCATAGTTTAATATACATGCGGGCTAGCGTATTGGTGATTTGCCCGTGATCTTTATTAAACTTGCCTTTTTCTAAATCACCCTTCCAATGACTTTTTCCAACACACACTAGTATGTCTTTATCATCAAACTTCCAGTGTTGAAACGGAGGAAAGTTAACTTTATCTCTATGGTCAGCAAGTGTCTTAGGATTCTTTTTACGGGTATTGTTCAGGGGAATATGATCAAACGTCATAATGCGAAACACAACATCAGTCTTTTGAATCTTTTTATAATCTACTTCGCAATCTGCCTGTTTAACTTTTTCACCAGCTGCCTTACGGGCAACATATGCTTCTTGGCTTTGTCGTTTTGCCTGCGCTCGTTTAGCTTCAGCAATAGTTCGAATATTAATTTTATCTACACTTGGCAATATCAAATCATAACGATGATACTCTGGTTGCGTAAATGAGCAGAATGTATTTTTGCTTTTGTGTATTTCTTCTAGTAAATCTTTGTTGTTTAAGTAATTAACTTTTGTCATAATAGTCCAAGTTCCTATAATTATAAACTATGTACTTAATTTTGTCAACTAAATAGTATGACAAAGGAGTCCAAATAATGCCAGGTCCATTTGATAGTTTTTCCGGAGCAGTAGGCCAAGCCTCATCAACAAT